ATATTGTACCTAGGATTGCTAAGGCACCCAGACGAGTGCCAAGTCCACAAATAACCATCCAACTCCCCACAACCTCAGCAAATGCTGCAAAGTATGAGGAGACGATTGGGAATGGAAGATGTAATGGTCGTACAAATGCATCAGCAAAGTTTTCAATGTTCTCTAGTTTCTCATAACCATGATGGATAAGCATGGTGCCTAACGCTATACGAAGTAGTAAGAATCCTAGAGATTGAATCACAGTGCGTTACCTCTTGGTAGAACTTCTTCAGGGAAGATGAAGTTCTCATGTGGTTGATCAGCGGGTGCCAACCAAGCACGTAGTCCTTCATTCAATAGGATGTTCTTAGTGTAGAACGTCTCGAACTCAGGATCTTCTGCTGCTCTAATCTCTTGACTCACGAAATCATAAGCACGAAGATTAAGAGCAAGACCAATAATGCCAATAGAGGAGACCCAAAGACCCATAACAGGCACAAACAACATGAAGAAATGAAGCCAACGCTTGTTAGAAAATGCAACACCGAAGATCTGCGACCAGAAGCGGTTTGCAGTGACCATAGAATAAGTCTCTTCTTCTTGAGTTGAATCAAACGCCTTAAAGGTGTTTGCTTGTTCGCCATCTTCATACAATGTGTTCTCTACTGTGACGCCATGGATTGCTGACAGCAATGCTCCACCTAGTATACCAGCAACTCCCATCATATGGAAGGGGTTGAGCGTCCAGTTATGAAAACCCTGGAGGAAGAGAAGGAACCTGAATATCGCCGCAACACCGAAACTCGGCGCAAAGAACCAAGATGACTGTCCCAAAGGATAGATGAGGAACACAGACACAAATACAGCAATAGGACCAGAAAAAGCAATCGCATTGTAAGGTCTGATACCAATAAGACGTGCCAGTTCAAACTGGCGGAGCATGAATCCTATAAGAGCGAATGCACCGTGGAGAGCAACAAAGGCCCAAAGCCCTCCAAGTTGACACCACCGCTGAAAGTCCCCTTGAGACTCAGGACCCCAAAGTAGAAGAAGAGAATGACCCATAGCATCAGCAGGCGTTGACACAGCCGCTGTAAGGAAATTAGCACCCTCAAGATAACTACTTGCCAACCCGTGGGTGTACCACGACGTAACGAAAGTTGTGCCAGTAAGCCAGCCACCAATTGAAAGATAAGCAGTGGGAAGAAGTAGTAATCCAGACCAGCCCACAAAGACAAAACGATCGCGTTTAACCCAGTCATCAAGGACATCAAACCATCCCCTCCCTTGTTGTTGTGATAATGTTGATGTTGTCACTATTTAAAACCTCCTTTTAAATTTTTTTGTTTTTTGTTTTTAATATCCAAAACTTCTATATGAGATTTGAATACTGTTGGAAGATTGAACCATTCTTGTTGTGCTTGTTCATAACTCTCAAAGATTTTACTTTGACCGTCTGAATATACAAATCGATAGTGATGTCTATCATATGGTGTGTCAGAAGTTTGAGAAAACCATTTCGATGGTTCCGGCAAGACATCATCCAAGATTCTTTCTTCTGGATCTAATTTTCCGTTCATGAGAATAAGTAATTAAACTTAACATTTGTAAGTAAAAAAAGAGGGGATCCGAAGACCCCCTTGCTTCCTATTAATTATAGCAGATATATTAACCGACTGTGGGAGCGGTCAAGGCCACAGGTGTGGACTCAACTGCTGCAAGATCAAGCGGGAAGTTGTGCGCGTTTCTTTCGTGCATGACTTCCATTCCGAGTCCTGCACGGTTGAGCACGTCTGCCCAGGTGTTGAGGACACGTCCTTGTCCGTCGAGGATGGACTGGTTGAAGTTGAAACCATTGAGGTTAAATGCCATGGTGCTTACGCCCAGTGCAGTAAACCAGATTCCAACAACAGGCCATGCTGCCAGGAAGAAGTGCAAGGAGCGGGAGTTATTGAATGATGCATATTGGAAGATCAAACGACCGAAGTACCCATGGGCAGCAACGATGTTATAGGTCTCTTCTTCTTGACCGAACTTGTAACCGTAGTTCTGTGACTCTGTTTCAGTTGTTTCACGAACAAGTGAGGAAGTAACGAGACTTCCGTGCATAGCAGAGAAAAGAGATCCACCGAATACCCCAGCAACACCGAGCATGTGGAACGGGTGCATAAGGATATTGTGTTCTGCTTGGAATACAAGCATGTAGTTAAAAGTACCAGAGATACCAAGAGGCATAGCATCGGAGAAAGAACCTTGACCGAAAGGATATACGAGGAATACTGCACTCGCAGCAGCGACTGGAGCAGAGTATGCTACACAGATCCATGGACGCATACCTAAACGGTATGAAAGTTCCCACTCACGTCCCATATAGGCAAAGATACCAATAAGGAAGTGGAAGATAACCAGTTGGAAAGGACCACCATTGTAAAGCCATTCATCCAAAGATGCTGCTTCCCAGATGGGGTAGAAGTGTAGACCGATTGCGTTTGAACTAGGAACAACTGCACCAGAGATGATGTTGTTACCATACATGAGTGAACCAGCAACTGGTTCGCGGATACCGTCAATATCGACAGGTGGTGCTGCGATGAATGCAACAATGAAGCAGACAGTTGCTGCAAGCAGTGTTGGGATCATCAGAACGCCGAACCAACCAACATACAAACGATTGTTGGTGGAGGTTACCCATTCGCAGAAATTCTGCCATGGGGTTGTTTGTTGCCTTGTAAGTGTTGTAGCCATTGTTTTGAAAAGGGTTATGTATGAGTGCGGGGAACACTGGTTATGGTATTCCAACTCTACCCTCCAGAGTTGGTATGAAAGACTGTTTTTTAGACACGCTGTTTAGTCTTGGTAAGGCGTGTTACGAACAGTTAAGTAATGTGTTGATTCCTTAACCTGCTGACTTATTTATAATACTACGGTTTGCCGTATATGTCAAGCACCAGGTGACGGTGCGTAAACTGGTTGCATGAGTCCGCCACCTGGACCATCATCATCATCTCTGGGAGAGGATAACATCATCCCAACTAATCCCATAGTAAGAATACCAGTAAAGATTTGTATGAGAGATTCAGTTGTCATCAAAATATACCTGGGATGATTTGTCCAGTGGTTGCATAGGCACCCATTGCTGCGATGATACCCAACATTGCTGCCCAACCATTAATGCGTTCTGCTCTTTCGTTCATGAGTTTTCTCCTAGTGTAAGATAAAATTTTGTTTGGTCTACTGGTAATTTTGGTGACGGATCGTAGATGGAACTGTCACCATAGGTTTTGTGATCCTTGTATCCAACCATACGTCCTTTCGTATTTTGGAGTGCTGCCATCATAGCAATAATTAAAAAAATTGCAGGTGGTCCTATGATAAGGGCACCACCAATTACATAATAAGTAAGGAGTTCAATTAACGAGGTTTCCATCAATAAGTTTCAGATAGGTTTTCAATAGAGTAGCAAAGTAAAACAAGGAATACAATACTTGTTAATGTGAATGTGATTTCAGTCATTAAAATCCGAAAGCACCAAAGAAGAAAAGACTACCAGTTGTTGCATAAGACACGAGTCCGGCAACGAAACCAAGCATGGCAACACGTCCATTCAATTTCTCTGCACGTTCTGCATATGTTTCATATCCATAACGGTCTGCTTCTGTTGGATCGACATACATGCGAGGTTCTTTAGCGAACAGATTCTGTTGTCCACGATCATTGGTTGTTACAGTCACGATACACTCCGTAATGTTTCTTTACATAGTATATAGGAATTATAAAATTTTGTCAAGGGGTTGGTAGGCAGGTATCCTGATGAACATTTGTCTGCATATGGGAAATCATCTTTCTAAATACATATACATACCGCTTTGGCAAAAATATGAAACGGTTCTTACCTTTCATGATGTTATTGATGACCGCATCAGCAGCAAATGCAGGTGCTCTTACTCATAAATTATCTTCTAGTGTTCAGTTAACCGTTGATGCTGCTGCTACCAATGTCACAAGACTAGGAAGTACATACTCTGTTTCTGGTAGTGGTGTAGATACTACTGACGGAACCACAGTCAATACAATTTCTACTGGAACAATTACTAGTGGAATAATGTCTCCTGGTAATATTGCTGCTACTCAAGATAGCCCAGGAAGTGCTTTTAGTTATTCACAGTCTTATACACAAGGCGATGCAATCCCAACGAGTGCAGTCACTGTTGGTGATGTAGCAAACTTCGGCAACATTACATCCACAACTGCAGGAACTGCTGGAAGTCTAGCTGGTGGTATTACAACTGCTGGTACAATTAGCTTAACTGCTGGTGGTGCTGGTACGAATGCTACTGGACAATTCGTAAGTGAACTCACAATTCTACACTAAATAAATGGAGGTCAAAGATCATGACTTCTGGAAAGACAATCATATATACTGTGATGTCTGCGGTGGGAGTAAGTCTTATTCCTGCCGCTGCCCTGGCGGTCCCCGTGGTCCCAAACTTCACACAGGGAAGTATGACGAGCCACACGGAAACAACCTCCAAGGTGACTGAAACGATTAACTCTATAGACTATGCAACAGGATGGCAGTATTCAGTATCGGGCACAAACGTGACCAATGGGGGACAATCACTCAGTCCCAACCCAACGACAAACTCAGTGATAGTGAATCCATTAGGAGGAACAGAGGGGCAAGTAACAAGCGCCAGCTCTGGTCTCGATTTAAATGGACAGAGTTTCACGATCAAAGAACCAGGAGCAGCATTCCAGTTCACTCAGACCTACATGGGTCCGGGTGTAACAAATCAAACTGTGATTCAAAGAGTCACAGAGGTTACCAGCGTAACCGACACAACAAGTATCTTTACCCAATAAAAACACTATGTCTATCTGCACTGACTGTGGTTGTAACTGCCCCTGCACATGCAGCAGATGTAGGGGGTGTAAGTGCAACAGCAAATCCAATCGCAAATAGTTCAGGCTCAGTAACTAACCAAGCTATTCAGGTTTTACAAGGTCCATATATCACCAACCAATATGGTGGGGGGATTGCTTGTCAGGGTCCTACTGCTAACATCACACCATTCATTACTCATGCTCGTAATGAGAAGGACCCATTTGAGACACACTATTATGAACCTCAGTATGACAACAGAGACTTTGAAGGTCAATTAGTAGAAACTCAGAAAGTTGTAAAGAACTGGCCCTGGGAATCACATTACGATGACAGAAAATATACCAACTCAGAAGGTGAGATTGTTCGTGCCTATGAAGATGGTGCAGACATGACTATCATTGTTATGGAAATGCAGGGTGATGGTGTTCCCGATAATCCTGGTTCTAAACTATGGGATAAACCAGTAAGAACTGGAGACACTAAAAATTATAGTACCAGTGTTGGATTATCCGCAACACTTTCTTTCCCACTTGATGGTGGATTACAAGAACGTTGTAAGACAGCAGCAGATACTCAAATCCAAATGCAGCAACAGTTGATTGCTAATAAAAGATTAGATTTTGAGCTTGCGAGACTTAAGAATTGTGGTCAGTTAATGCAACAAGGAATTTCTTTCCATCCACGTAGTCCTTATTTTAAAGTGTGTGCAGACGTTGTAGTTAACAATGTTAATACAGTTAAGCAACATCGTCATTCTATCCCTTCGGTTTCAGTGCCGACCGTAAAACCTTTATCGCCCGGTTCCGATCCCGTTGCTCCGCCTTCCGCTCAGACGCAGACAATACCGGGGGTTTCTTACCCCGTAAGGTCGCAATCTTCTTCACCACTTTCTTCGTCACAGGTTTCACCACTTTCAACAAAAGATCAGCAAGAGGTTTTGCAAGCAGTGCAGAGGTCGTCGCTACCACAGCAATTGAGGCGGTAACAGTTACAGCACCCGGTGATGGTAGGTTTGCAATAATCTGATCGGGTACATTTAAATTATCAAATACAGGGAGACATTCTTTACCTACTGTCTCATACCTGACTATCTTTTTATTGTTTTCTAATACTTTTCCTACAGGATTCTTTAACTCTTGCTCTCTCGTAGGACACTTTGCTACTTCTGCATCAGTCTTAGGAGTTGGTGGTGCTTCAGGAGTTGGTGGTTTTTTAGTTTCTGGGGATTTAATAGGTGGGGGTGGTGGAGACTTTGTTGTTATATCTAACTTGTTTGGGTCATAATCTATTGGACTGAAACTAGGTGTTCCTGCATCACAAAATATCTGAACACCGTCACGGTCTTCATCTTTTAAAGTTTGATTCTGATTACTATCTCTATGTGACTCAACACACCCTGGCATATTAACAATAGGAATACCCACCTGTGATGTCACGGGTGGGTAAATTGGAACTGCTGCGGATGGTGTTTTTAACCAGTCAGGTGTATCATTAATAATTAAATTACTAACTTGTCTAATTCCAATATCAATGTTACCTAACTGAATTTCTGGAATCATTATCAGAATGGCAGTGCGGGTCCAGTAGTTTTAGGCATAGATGGTACAGAAGGCATAACTCCACCAGTAGCACCAGGAAGTTCTGGCATTGAAGAATCTAGCATTCCAGGAAGAGCACCAGAGATTGCTTCAGCAGCTGCTCCTGCAACTTGTGATTTTACATTCTCGATAATAGAATCCTTATTGAGATACACTGCGGCACCTCCTCCTACTATACCTGCAGTTCCTACAAATGATAGGACTGCTAAAACATTAATTACTTTCTGCATTTGTACTATCCTCTTCGATTGAGATTGGTTTTACGTATTCCGTTTTAGCAAGGAGTTGAGTTGCACACTCTTTACCCTCTACATAGCTATAAGACTTAGAAGGCAAAGATATTTCAACAAGAATACTTGTAAAAATAAGTGCTACAGATACGTACCAAGTCATTAGTATAGTTCCTCTTCTGCTTCTGATTGAATAACGCAATCACTAGTAGGATATGACACACAAAGAAGTGCGAATCCTGCTTCAAGTTGATCATCGTCAAGGAAAGATTGATCTTCTTGATTTACTGTTCCTTCTAACACTTTACCAGCACATGTAGAACATGCACCAGCACGACAGGAATATGGAAGATCGAGTTCTGCTTCTTCTGCTGCGTCAAGAATATAGGTATCCCCATCGCATGAAACAATAGTCTCGGTCCCATCAGAGGAACGAATCGTTACGTTATAAGTTGCCATTGTGATTTAATTTATCAGTTTACATGAATAGTGCCGACCATACCGGCACCTTGGTGTGGACCACAGAAGAAACTATAGTCTCCTGCGTCTGCAAATTTAATGTCTTGCGATTCGCCAGGATTAAACATAAGTGATTCTCTTGAGAGATCAGCACGACCCTCAACAATAATATTGTGAGGAGGCAACATATTATTTACAAAATGTATAGTGTCGCCTGCTTCAATTGTAACATCAGATGGGTCAAAAATCAAGTTCCCGCCCGAACCCATTGTGATGTCTACTGCCCATGCTGGAGCAGCAAGAAATAATGTAGCAAGAAATGCAAATAATACTTTCATTTAATCCTCCAAATACTTTTCGATTACTTCGATACGTTCTTCTTCTTTTGCAATTGCATCAATCTGATCCTGGATTGCACCAAGAACGTCAGGATGCTCACCAATACCTACAGGATTTGTAAGGTATATCTCAATATTCATTTTTGCTTTCTTAATACTCCCAACAGACAATGCCTTGAGAGCTTCTAAAATTTCTCTTCTCATAATTAGTCTACCAATGTACCGTGTGCTCTACGAATCTCTCGCAATGCTTCGAGATTCATATCTTTTGTTCCCCCATCATAGGGGTGCGCGTAACCTTCTGTGATCATTTGTTCGTTAAGCGACAGGTCTCCATCCCCAATATAAAGCCAACCGAGAAGACGCCCGTATTTACCAACACCCCCATCAAGTTCAGTACGGATAATAAGATCATCATCGCCAGAAATCGCCCCTTCCAATTTTGCTTGGAGCCAGTAGGTTGCGTCGATTCCAAGTGCCTTCTCCTCTAAGTTTCTCGTCCTTTTCTCCGGCGTATCAACTCCTGCAACTCTAACTCTTTCTTTCTTGTATAGATCAAACCCGAGGTCAATAGTAACATCAATAGTATCGCCATCGACTACCCTGTTAATTTCTATTACTCGAAAATTGTAACAACTCTTTCGACTTGGTGGTATCATTCCTGCCATAATTCCCATTCCTTTAATGCGTTTTTTAGAATATCCTCTACTGGAGTTCTTTTCTTTTCTGCTTCATACTGTCTGATTTTATCAGTCAGCACACCGATACTCTGCTCTTCTTCAAATTGCTTTGCATCAACAGCAGTTACAAAACCAATCAGTGTGATAGCAGCAGCAATAACTGCACCAGCACCCCATACCCATTTCTCAAGTTTACGAACTCTTTCACGGAGTCCTTCTTGCGTTTTCTCAGCTTCCTCAATCCTGTGTAATAGGAGTGCTATCTGCTGGTCCTGGTTCGCGTCCTTCTCGTTGATCTGATCCATGTTCAAGCTCAGCAAATGCCATACTCATAATGGTATATATGTAATAAGTTACTCCAACAAGCAATATTATTAAAATTATAATAACACTCCACACTGGATCACTTACACGATCAAGGGGTCTCAATATTAAATTCATTTTTTAACAGGCCAGGTCAATTCCATCCCTACAGTAAGTAGTATTATAAAAGCAAATACAAATAAAGCACTCATAAATTAAAATCAATTTTTGAACTTGGCACAAGTTGTTGTGCAATCTTATCTCTCAATGCGTTAATACGCTCTTCATCATATTGTTTAAAGTTACCCCTCTTCTCTACTTTTTTATAGTAGTGAAGTGAGTTTAGGATTATTGTGTAATCCTCTATATCTATATCAATCTTCATCGCATTCCATTTGCATTGTTGCTATTTCCGCACCTACATCTGCACCAGTATCTTGACCTAACATTACCATCCAACCAGATATCAACCAACCAACATATGGGATACCTGTAAAGATTGGAGCAATGCCTGATGCAACACTAGCACCTACCATTCTTCCGGTTGATTCTCCAGCGCCCTCCGCTTTGATGCATGCCAGGTTTTGAGCAGTTAACTTTCCCTCAGCACCTCCTAGATGCCTTGCCCCATCCATTGTATATTCTTCTTCAGTTACAATTACTGAGTTGCCACCAATACCAAACAACCCATTGTTCTTATTAATATTTCTCCTAACTCCCATGACCTTGGGATCATTAGAACTATAGTCTATTCGATATCCATCTTTACCTGCTTCTACACTATATGAGGTATAGTCACCCACAGGTAAATTTATGATAGGAAGTTTATCCCTACCAATAAGATGTCCCAATAAACCAATATGAGCGACACCGAACAGTGTCCCTACTGTCAGTGCCGCCCACTTAAATGGAGATCGTTTGTTAATCATAACTTACATTTTGTAAGGTTCTTCTGCCTTCTCAACCTTCAGAGTTACAGGTGCTTGCTCGATACGGAGAGTCTGATGTGGTGCAGTTTGTGCTGCTTTCTCAATCAGTTTTTCCATCTGGTCCTTAGTAATAGCAGATCCGCCACCACTACTACCACTTTCACCTGCTTTCTTTGCTGCCTGAACGCCAAAAGTCGCAAGCACCCCAGTAAAGACACTTGCGATAAAAGTTGGATCTAGTTTTTGCTCGGGAATACCCAGTGCTGGTGGAAGTTTGATGTACGCCAACGTGAGTATTCCGCCACTCCAAACAAGGATGCCAAGCCTAACAAAAGTAGAAAGTATAGCAAGCTGCTCTTCTTTATCATCTGCTGCCTCTTTAATTTTACCTAAGATACCTTTCTTTTTCTCATCAGGTTTCTTGACTTCTTCTGGCATATTTAATTGGTAAGGCAACTCTATTTAGAGAGATAACCTTTTTCAACCAAGTATTTACGTGTCAATGGTGTTGGTTCGTAGTCAGTCCACATGGTTCCACGGGCACAAGACTCAAGTGCCTTAGCAGTCATACCTTCAGTTTTACCTGCCCAGTATGCTTCTTTCTCCCAGGGAATTGCTCCAGGTTGATCTCTGTATGTTGATTTTACAATTTCTTGATACAGTGGAGGAACAGAATCTTCAGGCAGAATGATAGCAATCAGAGAGTTATCGATAGTACCTGCCATGCAATCCTGTGCTGCATGCCATCCTTCATGACGCATAACACTCATCAACATTCCAGGTCGATTCATGTATACTTTATTCAAGAAGAAATTATTACTAACAGTATGATATACCCCACGGTGTCCCACAGGGAAATACTTTTGGTCTGCTAGAAAAACCTTAGCTCCGACTTTATTAAGTGATCCGATAAGAGAATTAAACTCAACAGCAACAATGTCGTAGTTAGTAGCAGGTATCTCAGAATTGATATCTGAGATGGACTTAACTTCATTGATATCTTCTATACATTCTTGAAGCAACATACATCCCATAGAATGCATTGTAAAGTACTCACTATCTTTGAGGGGGGCGGAATGGACAGGTAGGGCAACCGCTGCCGCAACAACCGCCGCTGTAAATAATCTTTTCATTTGTAGTATGCCTCATAGTATTTGACAATTCCATTACTATTTACATGCCCTTGAGAAACCCAGTCGTGACAGCAATTTTGGATACTCTCCATACTACAGACTGGTTCACCATTTTCTTGAGTTAAACCACCATACTTATTGAGAAGAATACTGTAAACTTGTTGTCTCAGTTCCAGTCTTTCTTCAGAGTATCGCCAATCTCCAACCATACCTTCTGCCTTCAACTTGTTATAGTTATAACATCCATCAAATGTAGTTTGAATTTTTAGTGCTTTAGATTCCGTCATGATAACTAACGTGTCCGTTCCAATAGAGATAACTCCAAGTTTTTTTTGGTGGGGGATATGTTTCCCAGATTGGAGTATCTGAGTTACATGCTTCTAATGCGTCAACAGTCATCCAAGGACTGGTCATTGCTAGGACTGCTTCTCGTTCAATCCTAACAGTATCAGGATCGAATCCATATCGGTCAAAGGTATCTTGAACAACATCAGCAGGAATTACATCCCATGCAAGCATAGGCATAATATCTGAGTTGTTCATACCACCACCCATACAATCTTGAGCAGCATGCCATGCTTCATGACGCAATGCTTCGATGAACATTTCAGGTTCATCAGTATATCCCTTGTTCAGATATATCGTATTCGAGTCAGCATAATACAATGCATGATAATCATCCACAAAATACTGTGGATTTGATGCATAAACCTTGACTCCCATCTGATTAAGATTAGTCAGGATAGTCCTAACCTCATCATCATTATAATAATCAAGAATATTTACTGCGTCTACACCAACAGTGCATTTTTGCCTTCGCATACAATCCATTGCTTCATAAGTATAGAAGACAGTTTCTTCCTCTTGATGTGCAAGTGTAGGAAAGATTAGTGCAACTGAAGCAAGTAGACTGAATAAAAGTGTTTTCATAATAAAAAATTCAATTTTTAATTAAGTTACATTCTCTTGGAATGTTTCTGATCCACCTTGATTTAATGTATTACTATTTTTAGTAGATATTTCATACATTACTTGATGAATATTTTCTGGTTCATTATTTACTTTCCAAGAACCACCAACTCCTCCATCCATATTAACAATGATATCATCAGCAATTTCTTTTTGTTGTTCACTCATAATCGGTTCTCCAAACCAAACATCATTTTTAAGAATTGATGGTGCAGGAACACCAACATAAGGTTGAGTGAATGTTTTACAATCAACTGTTTCCTCGTCAATTGAACATTCTATTTTAGTTGTTGAAATACCAACAACGTTTTTGATAAGAGACTTGAAGCGACTGATCATGACTGCCAGTGATGATGATAGAAGTTTCCTTTACGATCACACATAGGATCTTCTGCAACTACACGATAAGGCAACATACGTTGTCCTTTGAAACTGGTTCTGTCTCCAATAATCGAGTATGCTTCCATAAGTTTTTCTGTGTTCTTTAACCTAGCAACAACACTAGGTCTAGCAGCTGGACGACGGTAAATAAAACCTTCGTATTGTCCAGGAGCATAAACTACGTCAGCAACATTGTTAGGGAATGCCGGAGAATTGACTCTATTAAGAATGGAAACTGCAACGCAGTATTCATCGTTAGTTCCAGTTGCTGCCTCAACCTGCACTGCTCGTGCAAGATGGTCATAATCAACGGCACTCAGTGCCAAAATAGTTTCTAAAATCATAAGTTAAAAAAAGGGGGCATTGCCCCCCACACGATACAATATATCAGTATATCAGAAGGAGTACTTGACACCCAACTTACCACCGTAACCGTTGTTATCGGAGTCGTCAGCAGTCAGGAATGACAGCTCACCATATACTCCAAGTTGATCGGTTACAGGAACGCCAACACCTGCCTTACCAGAGAACTGAGTCTCGCTTTCTTCACCGTCAACAGCGATGATTGCAGGACCCGCTTGCACGTAGTATGAAGCAGCACCCAGGTCGCCTTCGTATCCTACGTGAAGGTCTGTCGTGGCAGCAGAGTAGTCATCTCCAACCCAACCAGCATTGGTTTCGACGTTGACGTATGGACCTGCAAGGGCAGCGCCTGCGGACATGGACAGAGCAGCAGTTGCTGCGAATACAGATTTGATCATTTGAATTACCTTTAGTTACTTGCGGAATGGTTACCCGCAGATGAGTAGAGACATCGACTTGTCTCGTTATGGATATTATAGCACAGAATCTAGGCGATTAGTTGAGGCGTTGAAACTGTAACAGTTCGTAATGCGCGTCACGAATAGGTATTTATACATTGTTCGTGACGTACTTTTCTAGTATAACCGAACTTTCTTGTGGTGTCAACCCCTATACTCTTCAAGAGCATTCAAAACATAGTTCAGATATCGGTGTGCCAATTCTTTCTCTGCCTGGAAAGGTGTTGTTTCTTCGTCAATCTGATACTTCAATTTCATGACACGGCACTTGAGTTCATCCTTGGATACAAAATTCTTAGACATCGATGTTTTTAGCGACATATTATTTACTATTCAAAAATAGGTCTAGGAGTTTTTCTTAACTTTTCAAGCAGTTTTGGGTCATTTCCATAGTCTCCCATGTGCATATACACACAATCAATATACCGTAGATCATGTCTATCAGCATCATACGTGAAATCATCACAGTAATATAGTATCACTTCAGGGACTTCAACCTTCCTATAAGTGATTGGTTCTTCAACGTAATACGGACTAATCATTAGTATTCCTCAATTATTTTGGTCTATAAGTGCATCGTTCTGGATTGGCCTTACACCACTGAAACACATACGCATCAGGATCATTACTCATCGCATAGTGTGCATGGTTGTGTAGTAATCCTATTACAATAAGTAATCCAATACTGATCACATTATAATGAACTGCTGGATGAGTAACGATGGTCAGAAAGTATTTTTTCATTCCGTTTCGACAATAGGAGGGTTGGGCCATCCTGGTGGGCACATAGGTACACTATAAGGTTCACTCATAATAGAGTCAACTATTTCTTTATGAAGTTCTACAGGGTTTACTGCATCGCTATCTCTCCATAGAGATGGCATATCTACAAGTACTTTACCTGGCGTTTCAGCAGGTTCAATACTTCTAATACAAAGTGGTGGTAGGGTATAATCCATTTTTACTTTTGCTCCACGGGTGGTAATCTTCCCATATAGGGATCGTATTCAAATAGTTGTTCCCAGTTCTCAAGTTTAGATGCTTCATTAGTCCACCACTGACGCAGACCATCTCGACTTGGAACATGGAATGTATCAATGTGCTCCTTGTTCCAGATCATAGATTCAAGATGTGGTGGAGAGAACAACAGGACAGGCATAGCAAAACTATTACCAGACTCATAAATCAGGTGCTCTGAATTGCATCTTGGTTTTGCCTTGTAATCAAGTTTATACTTGCCGTCTCTATAGCACAAGTCCATCAGTTTCTTAGCATGATGTCTTGTAATCATATAGCAGGCAGTAGAGAAGTCATTGACGAATCTCTTATGCAATGCTACATGCAGAGCACCAGGATTGATCACAGCAAGTTGAACCAAGTCATAATCAAATGGCATCCTTGCATAGAACTCTTTCCAAGTAAATGGCCAGTTCTTTACTACAGACAGGTCGCAGTCGTCTTCCATGATAATCGCACAAGGAGTATCAGAGGTCGTATACCAATGATGAATTGCCTTCAAGTGCGATGTACAGCATCCAACGTCAGTCGGACCCATCTGGTCAGGATAGCGACCCTTCAGGATACCGCTCAGGTCGTCTTCACCAGTACCATCATATCCAGAGATACGAGTATAGTTCTCAATCTCCCAGTATTTGAACTGGTCTTCCATATACTTCTGACGTTCTGGACTCCTATCCAGATTCGTATAGTAGACGGGTGGGAGACCTTTAAGTTTATGTGCTGACTTGTTTTTATCCATTAGTTTTGATCCATTCCATCACATCAATTTCTGGTTTCCATCCAATGATTTCACCAATCCTATCTATATTTGCAAGAGTAGTTGATGCCTCACCAGAACGTTCAGGTAAGTGTATCTGATTATCAGAGATAGCGTTAGCAATCTCTTGTATAGAATAGTTCTTACCACTACCCACATTGAATACATGACCCAACATATGGTAGATAGGTGATATGGATGCAAGATAGTTTGCTCTTGCTACATCTTTAACGTGAACAAAGTCACGTCTCTGTGACCCATCACCGATAATAGTAAGTGCATCACCACTTGCTGCTTGCCTCTGGAAGATACCAATGACTGGTGCATACTGACCAACAGTAGGAGACCGCTCACCAAATACATTGAAGTATCTCAAGGATATTGTCTCCAAACCATAAAGGTCAGTATACATCTTACATAGTTTCTCACCTGCAATCTTAGACACAGAGTATGGGTTTAGGCAATCATCGGGTTGTGTCTCCACATTAGGCCAACGATTACCACCATAACCAGATGAAGTAGAAGAGTATACTACCCTCTTGACACCTGCTTCTCTTGCACATTGTAGAACTACAGTAGTTCCAACACAGTTTTTAGTGACTGCATTGATAGGGTTCTCAATAGCAGGTTGTAGACGACTCTCTGCCGCAAGATGAAAGACATAATCAATACCATCGAAGTGTTCTCTCATATCTCCATAACTGGAAATGTCTGCCTTCACATTATATGCTTTACTATTCCAGTAAAAGTCATTGTTGTTTGCACTTTCATTATCAATACAAACAACATAATGCCCCTGCTCAATGAGATAGTCAACCAGATTCGATCCAATAAAACCTGCAGCACCTGTGACTAAACTCTTAATCATATTTTTCATGTCTCCTTGGCATAATAGAATTATGAATCAATGTTTTTAATCGAGTACTAGAGTACTCATGGTTTCTAGGCAACCAAGTAATTGGAATACCCAAACCAACCCCACTATAACTTCCATCAGAATAATCGTCACCCAGGAAACGCACATTATACTCGCCACTCTCTAGGAGTGCAAGGTATTCTTCTTCAATGTTATAAAACACAACATCATCAATGTCTCGCATACCCAGGAGAATCTCTTTACGTTCGTCTGCAGTCTGCACTGGTTTCAGTTTATGTGCCCTCTCGGTTGAAGGATCAACGTGGAGTGCAACAGTTAGATGATTACAATACTTCTTTGCATCAGCAAACATACGAACATACCCTGGATGAATTACATCAAAGGCACCTGCAATGATTCCTTTTCTTTGTGGTTGACCAAGAATCCAATCGAATACATTAGCACCCTTATCGTCAATGAAGATATCAGCAGTGGGTTTATGGAACATAGGTTCCAGTTCGTGATACTTCACACCCCAGTCTTTTAGACTTTTCTCAGTCTGTGATGTCCAGTTCTTACCTGACCCTCTACCACGGGCAGTCATAATGATAATATAATGTCCCTCATCGTAAAGACGATTGACTGTCTCTACCATAAAGGGAATGGGAAGTGCATCCCAGTATCGTTGATTATGACCATCAGGGTCACAGGGAGTATCACAGATAGTCCCATCTAAATCAAAACAATATTTCATACCACTCCGTGTAGGAAGATTTGATGAACACATTCTACCACACCATATGACCTACTATCAATCCAATAGTTCCATAGAGAATTAACTGCAATGGTTCGTATTCTATTATTACATTCAAACCCAGTCAACACTCCGTATGATACTTTATTATCCTCACACCAATTCACACAGTTAAGCATGTTCTTGGATTCACCACCAGAACTCATGATAACTACAAGAGTATCATTCTCGACATAATACTCTAAGAATTTTTGATATGCTTTCTTATACCCAAAGTCATTGGAAAGCATAGTAAGCATAGAAGGGTCAGAGAGGATAGATACCTTCTTACCCCTGAACTTCATATAGTCCTGAGAGATATGGGATGCTACGCTGCTGCTACCGCCATTACCTAGGATAATAATTCTATTGTGGCAGTTGAATGCTGCCTGAAATCTTAAAAACTGTTCTTGTGCATGGGCGCATTTAAGTGCCTCTACATATTCTTCAAATGGATTTACCATAGACACCATCAGTTCCGACTCGTATTCTAACAGAGTCGTATGGTATTGTCAATGTTCCAGGTTTAGAGAATGTGAGGAAAAACCCACCATTGCCTGCTCCGCATAGTCGGTGTGCTAGAACAGTATCATTAAGTTCTAATGCAGAGTCCATCATCTGAATGGTCTCGTTCTCTGCGATAGTTGATGATGTCTGTTTCTTTTGTCTCCAACTCTTGCTCATGAGATTTAGGAAACACTTGTAACTCTTATTGGAAAGCAGGTAGTATGCTTCATCACATGTTTCCAAAAGAGGTTTGACCTTATCCAGGTTCTCCGTCACATTCTTCAGAATCTTCTTGGAGTTTCTTGTGACACCCGTAAAGACAAGGTGTGTATCATAGTGGTCAAATAGATCGGTAGATAGGAACTCATAGGTGATACAATCATCTCCCATGAAATTGATACGCTTGAATCCACCGACACCACATCCGTATGGATCTTGATATCCACAGTATGGGTTATAAGTTCTTTCTAACTTATATGCGAGTTTACATGCATCACTGTCGGTAATCGGAATACCCAGGAACATTGTGCATGCTTTGATAAGACTGATTGTATAAGAAGAAGAGGATGCAAGACCACTGCCCTGTGAATATGCATCACTGGTCAGAGTTACCTGAACTGGTGGCATATCATAGTGCTGCAATACAGTCCTTACAACCTCGTTCTGAATGTCTCCAATACTAGAGACTTCTTCTCTTCTAGAATAGTTGATGATATATTTGTGCTGCTCTCTATTAAAACCAAACTTGTCCTGTGTGATAGTCACATAGGTCTTCAGACTGGATGTAAAACTAATTACAGAACCACGTCCATACTGCTCTACGAAGTATGGGTTATCTGTGGAACCACCAAAGAGTGATACACGAAGAGGACAAGATGTGATAATCATTGATATTTTTTCAGATATTCTTGTTTGGAATAGTATTCAAGCAACTGTTCTTTGTTGCACTTCTCAAGATAACACCAAAGATCCCAGTTATGTTGCCAATAAGGGTGCTGTGACATTGACTGAGGATAGGAGTTCATGCCCCTAGCATGCTCTAGGTGGAACACTTCACTGTTGATTCTATCTACTCGGTATCCTAGGGTCTTGAATCTATGGTGGCGTTCGTAGTCGTCAGGAGCAGAACCCATAAAGTTCTCATTCTCCATACCACCTTCAAAGTATACATCCCTATTCAGGAACTGAATCCATCCGAATCCAGCATTGTCTGGAACAGAACTCTTCTTTAGAATCCACAAATCGTAATCTTCATCATTCAAGAAGTCAGATACCAGTGTGTCTGAGGTATTAACTTTAGACAGGAACCCTGGACCTTCACCATAAGGATAGATCATATCACTCTCGTCTTCCACGATCCTACGGTATGATTCCAGATAGGTATCAATAGGGAGAATCATATCACAGTCATAGTTTACAATGACCTTTGTCGTTGTAAGGATCAGCATCTCATTGAGAATCTTTTCTCTCAAGAACAGAGGGTCATCTGATTGCTCAAAGATATAATTGATATTAGATACATCACCACAGTATTCTGTAATCTGTGGTAGTGCCTGTTTATCAAACTTAGACTCAGTATCAACCTCCTTGATAATGATATTAGTATCAAAGACAGAGTTCAAATAGCAGAGAACTGTAATGATATTCCTCAACCTATCATTGGACTCAATCCTGATAGGGATAATGAATGTGCAGTCTTTTAAATCTTTCTTCATTTCTTTACGATATACAGGAGGAGTCGGTCGTTAACAATCTCATAGAATTTAATCTCAAAGTTCTCGAATGAGTTCTGAACTCCTTCTTCACTGATATAACTCCAGTCTTCGTTCTCATTGGTGCCGAATAGACGGACATCATCAATGACTACAATAGCACTAGTGCCCTGGTAGTTCTTATCAATTGATACACACTCTTCAATCAAGGGGCAATCAAGATGATTCCTTGCAGTGTTCATAGAAGAGTAGTGAGCATCTAACCAGAAGAATACTTTCTCTTCTGTAGAAAGACCCTGGAGATACTTAGGAAGTTCAATCAGACTGTCGCCTTTAACATGAGTGCAATGAGGAATCTGACTGGTAACTGCCGTACCATAAGAATACAGTTCATCAGACAACTCTACAGTCCACATCTTTTCAAAATATTGATATACAGATTGGATGCTAGCACCATAGGATGTTCCTGTCTCTACAAAGGTAGAGTAGGAATTTACATCCTCAACCAGTTGTTCTAGTTTTTCTGAATATTCATTCAGATCGTTGATAGTAAGTGAAGCAGCCATTAAATTACAATCCAGTTTTCGCAGTACAAGTCTTTGGTATTATTGTTCGGGTATGCAGGTCCAAACCACATCTTAGGAGCAACAACCTTGCCCCTTCCATTCTGCAACCAAGCACCCCACCAAGACATAGAACTATTGGCTATTATAGCACCAGAACACAAAGACATCAAGCACATATCAATATAAGGTTCATAAGAACCGTCAGTATACTTGTCCTCTGGAACAGAGATAGCAAAGCGATCATCACTAAAGAACTCTTGTGTCTGAACCCACTCAGGAGAATCAGAGCATACGATGACGGGAACATCATCAGGAAACTTCTTCAGTGCCTTTTCATAATATGAGACTGGTTGTGGTGGATGCTGGTCAGAGCATTCTGTATATGACCACTTAAATCCACGAGGGTCAGTCAGGTTCGGGTCACCTCTACGAACATGTAAGAAGATAGGAGGAATATCAAATCCTTCAATTACTTCTTTACAAGGTCCAAGAACATGATCCTGAAAAGTATATTCACTACGAATCTCATCTCTAATATTTCTAAAGTATTTCTCAGTCTGAAAGAATCCTTGTAGTGATATATGGTCAGGGCAGAGATCAAATAACTCTTGATCAAAATGAAAGTAACGTTCTATTACTGTAGGAGCATATCCGTTATCTAAAATCTTTCTATTACTTGGTCCAACAGAAGGCATCGTGAATGCATTGTGCAGACTATAGTTCTCAATGCTCTTTGCATTTGTAGGAGGAATACACCACTCGTATCCTTTGTTAGCAGCAATACCCCTAAGTGTAGCGTATTCAAACATCTGGTTACCCAGTCTGCCCATATTGCCAAGATTATTAAATCCAATCATAATTTGTGATACCTGTTACTATATTTTTTCCTGAGGATTGTGAGTCCGTTGTTCCAGGGAAGAGTTGAGAACTCCCAGAACTGTGGATTTAATTCTGCGACTGCACGGTAAGGACCGCCAGCATCCCATTGGGGACCACCGTGAGAAAGGTCACAGTGATAGAAAGGGTCAGTTCCACCATACATTAGATCGTGTAGGAGTATTATACTACTTGGTCCTACTAGTCTGTCAAGCAATTCGAGTTGCCTTTTGACATGAGAATATGAATGCCAGTCATCGACATACACAATATCAATCTTTTTTTCTTTAGGCCACTCTTCTAAGAACTTGATACTGTCACTCTTACAGAAAGTATAGTGACCATTGTTTGGTTTGTATTCTGTTGGATCATTGAGATCAACAGACCAAAGATGACCACCATTCAACTTTGCTGCTTCATACAAGGGTTCAGAAGTGTGACCTTCGCGAACACCCAGTTCAACAAATGTTTTACCTCTGGATGCTAGAGCAATAGAGAAAATGGAAACGATATGTCTATCGGAATCAAGTTCACCATGTAGTGCTCTATCAATGAACTTTTCCACTGAGTCTCCTTTTAACATAGTCTTGCTGTCTGCAGTATTGTAAGATGGTGTCACCGGTCTGTTCACGGATCCAGTTCCACAACATAAAGTTCTCTTTCCATAATGGATTAGAGAACCACGAGTCATTAGTTCTTGAGTGTTCTAGGTGATAGACGTAATCGTTTACTCTACCGACCCTGTTACCTAAGACGTGTAATCTGTAGTATAACTCAGAATCTTCAGGACCCCATGCATGAAAGTTTTCATTCATCATAAAAGAATTTATATAGTTTTCTCTACGGATAAATTGACACCATCCGATAGTAGAATTACTAAGGGTTGCATGGGCATGAAGTTCAGTGAGATCCATATCACCACCAATAAACTCAGAGAATGTTGCTGCAGTATACTTGATTGCTCTCTGATAGACACCACATCCATATGGATAGATTGCATCGTAATCTCCAGACTCGATAGCATCATAGGCAGCATGATAACTATCTTCTGGTAGCAGCACATCGGTATCGTAGTTACATACTACCTCTGTATCAGAACGTAGCAACAGGTCATTCAATACCTTTGTCTTGTGGAAGTATGGTTCTGTCTGCTTATCAAAGGTATAATCCAATCGATGAGTGATAGGTCCAAACTTTTTACTAATAAAAGGCATAACAAGTTTAGGGAACTTACTCTCTGTATCATGTTCTTGTACTAAGATCTTAGCATCAAATTTAGAAAGTAGATAAGTAAGGACCGTCTTTAGGTTCCTTACCCTGTCTGGTGATTCAAGTTTTACTGGGATTAAAAATGTTAGGTTCATACTTCTGCAGGGATGGGTGTCGGATCATTCTCAAGTTTAATCCATCGTTCTGGAATCAGGTCTCTGGTATCTAAGTTTGCTTTAGGTCCAAACCATGGATCAGGAACAATAACCTTACCAGCATCGTTCTGTAACCATGCACCCCACCAAGATAATGAAGAGTTAGCAATGATTGCTCCACCACATAGAGACATCAGACACAGGTCAGCATATGGAACACTTGCACCATCAGAGAATACTTCATAAGAAGAATCAGAGAAGTGAAACCTATCACCCTCCAACCAAGATTGCTTCTTACACCAATCAATTAAATCAGATACAACAATGACTTGCTTATCCTCAGGGAACTGCTTCAGTGCCTCTACATAATATTCTGGTTTGCAGAGTGGATGAGTATCTTGCAATACTTGATAGGACCACCTAAATCCATTCTCATCCAGATTAGGATTACCTCGTCTTACATGTAAGAAGATACAGTTATCTCTACCACCAATACTATCAATATACTCTTTACAGGGTTCTAGGTATCCTGGTTTGAATGTTAAGTCTGTACGAATCTCTTCAGCAGCATTATCAAAGTATCGTTCTGTCTGAAATGTGCCTAGGAAATTAGTATTCTCATTGCAGTTATCAACTACCTCTGGGTGATACAAAGTATCCATACATTCCATGGTAGGGTTACCAGTCTTACCCAGATTCCCTGCCTTGACTCCAGACATCTCAAAACATTCAAACAATCCATAGTGATGACGTGTGTATTCATCATCCATAGGAATCATCCAGTCGAATCCACGACTCTTAGCAACTCCTCTAAGGAAAGCATATTGAAATAATTGATTGCCTAGACGACCATCCTTACCAAGTCTATCAAATGAAACAGGCATTATTTACTCCAATCTAAAACTGTCCAGCGGTTAGGAACCACATCTGTAGTATCCAAGTGCGTCATTGCAGTTCCAAACCACTTAGCAGGATTTGGTGCAACAACCTTGCCCCTATCATTTTGCAACCAAGCACCCCACCAGGAGAAAGAACTATTGGCTATTATAGCACCAGAACACATAGACATCAAGCATAAGTCAGTCTGAGGTAACAAAGTGTTCTGTCTGTTACCAGTGCCGTCAACAGTTTGATATGAATATCTCTCGTTACTCTCATTGAATAAGAATCTATCTGCCTTGAAAAACTCTTGCTTCTTACACCAGGCAATATCATCAGTGAATACAAAGCAGGGAGTGTCTTCTGGAAACTCTTCTAGTGCTCGTTCAAAATAACTCATAGGTAGAATAGGATGATACTGTTCTCTACCGATGTTATCTGATTGTCTGATATGTAAAAAGATTGGTGGAGTATCAAGACTCGCAATATACTGCTTACAAGGAATCGAATACCCTTCGTTGAATTGGAAGTCTTGTAGAATCTCATTTTTGATATGAGAGAAATACTTTTCAGTCTGGAAGTATCCTTCAAGATTTACATCATCAGGCAGTTGAGTAAAGAACTCTTCAATGAACTGGTGACCATTCTCCTGAACTGAGTTGCCCTCTAAGAATCCAATATTGCTAGTCTTTACATTCATAAGTTTGAATGTCTCAAACAATCCATAGTTATCTCTATGTGGATAGTCTTCTGGTGGAATAGTAAAGTCGTATCCATTCTTTGCAGCAATACCTCTCAGTGCTGCATACTGGAACATCTGATTACCCAGACGACCATTGCTGCCAAGTCTATTGTATCCAATCATAAATCAATCCAAATAACTTCTTCTTTTGGTGAACTCCAATTAATTCTACTATCGCATTGGTGTTCTACAATATTATCCACAACGTATACCTTATACCCTAAGTCCAGAAGACCCAGACATAGTTTGTATTGCTGACTCTCTGTAAGAATATCCGTTTCCCTCTTATATGCAATACTTCCAATTGCATACGGCAATCCCATCGGATTATTGTTCACATAGTAATCTAATAAAAACTTACTATGCTCCTCGTTGAATGAGTCAGTAACATGACCCAGATTATATTCCAGTCCTAGTTTTTTAGCACAAGCAGCAAATGCTCTGTTGTCTCTAGGCAAACATGGACCACCGAATCCAAAACCATATCCCAAATACTTATGTCCTACCCTACTGTCTGAACCAATTGCATCTAGAACATTATCAATCTCTTCACCCATACCACTCTTATACATGACCTGTCCGATCATATTTGCATAGGAGATCTTAGTGGTGAGGTAACAGTTGACTGCTAACTTAACAAGTTCTGCTGCCTTGCGACTCATCACATAGACATTCGGTGTCTCAACCTGAATATCATCATAGATTTTCTCAATGTCTTGAATGTGCTTACCACTACCACCAACCAGAACCATATCAGCATGCTCAAGATCCTTGATGATAGATCCCTGTGCAATAAACTCTGGGTTGTAATAGACATCAACACCATATGGTCTCAGGTGATTCTGGAAGTCATCACAATCACCAGGATTTGTGGTACATCCAATAACCAAACTCTTACCTTCTACATTGCAATCCTTAAAATCTTTAATGATTTGGCGAATGCAACTAACATCGTAACTACCATCAGGAAGTGATGGAGTAGAAACGAAGGTGTAAATCAAATCACATTCATGAATTACATCTATGTTATCAACAACAAAGGTAATGTTTTTAGACTTGGTAAGAAGTTTACTGACTTGTGGTTCTGTTGTTTTAATTAATCCAGCACGTAAGTTAGCAACATAGTCTTCACGGATATCAGAAGCAACAACTTCGTATCCTGCTTTTTCTAATAAAAGGGCAAAGCAGATACCAAGTCTGCCTGCTCCCAATACTCCAATTTTCATAGTTTAAACGTAGGAATAGGTATCATTTTATGCTTGTTCTTTGCATTTAGATCATGCAAAATTCTAACAGCAGGACCATTGCCATGCTCCATTGCATATTCTAAATCTTCGTATGAAGCACCAATCTGTGCCTCATCGGTTCTTGAATCGTCCCACAGTCCATCTGTAGGTGATGCATCAATGATACGTTGATCTACGCCAAGATGCTTTCCAAGTTCCCATACTTCAGTTTTATAGAGATCAGCAATCGGAGCAATATCAACACCGCCATCACCATATTTAGTGTAGAATCCAATACCATAATCTTCTACCTTATTACCAGTTCCGACAACGATACCACCAACAGATCCTGCAACCTGATACAGAGTTATCATACGAATACGAGACCTTGTATTTGCAAGAGCAAGGTTATTTTCATTGTATCCATCTATAGAAGATACAAAGGCATCAAAGGTATTCGTTAGATTAAACTTGAGTCTGGTTACATTGGTATACTTCCAGGTCAACCAGTCAAGATGTGCATCTGATAGGTTCTCTTGGTCTTCATTCTGGTGGATAGGCATTCCCAGTGTATAAGTGGGAAGACCAGTCTCAGCACAGAGAGTAGAGACAACAGCAGAATCAATACCACCTGATACACCAACAACTAGTGATTTGATTTTGTTCTTATCTGCGTAACCGTTGATCCAAGTTACGATGCTTGTCTTTAGATCACTATAGTTTTCAATTCGATCCATTACTTACTTAAAATAGGTTTTATAAAGATAATCTTCCGCAATGGGAAATTTAATAGAACGTTCAAAGTTATCCTTGACTGCATCCATTTTAGAGTAATACAGGTCAGGAGTCAAGTCAGATAAGTCAAACTGATCATCCAGGAAGATAATCCCGTCTTCGTTAAAGTATTTTGCTACACCTCGTGAACCGTAGAAGATAGGAATGGTTCCGCAAGCAAAGCAGTCTGTTAGTTTCTCGGTGAAGTAACAATCGTATACTGCGTTCTCGATACCAACAGAGAACATATAGTCTCTCAGTCCATCTTCCTTACAATCAATTTCATTAAATCCACGACCATAAAAGTCTAGTTTATCTTTAAACTTCTCTACAAACTGTAAGCGTTTCATGTGACCTTCACACATCTGCTTATTAGATGCAATCATAGAGACCAGTTTACTCTTCTCATGAACCTTACGGTCCTGCACCCAAGGTGCTGCATTGGTTACAGCATACCGAATCTTGGGATACTTCTCACACAGTTCTTTGTCGCAACTAAAAATACCATCAACTCGTGATGCAACAAAGTCATAGTTGTCAATCACCCATTGATAGTATTGAGGAATAATCTGTTTAGATTCAAGCAACCAAATGTATGTTGGTTTACCTGATGTATCATTGATAGCACCAAGTGCCTGCTGACTCACATAGATGTTTGCTTCACCAGAACCATCGTAGGTCCACTGAACATACTTTGATGCATTTAGAGCAGACGTAGATGGTTCAAGATTATCACCACAGAATAAATTAAGTTTATACTTACTCATAGTTCTTCTTCATCGCATTAAAAACTTTTGCAATCCCTACATCAATACCAGTCTTTGGTATCCACCAACCAGTGATATAAGTATCTGCTTCATTCCTCTTATCCATCTGAACACTATCTTTAGCAAGACCGGGTTTAATGTTAACTGATTTATCAATCATATTAAACTGCCCCTGAATGATTTGGGCAACGTCTTTAATAGAAGTTGAATGGAATGAAGTAATGTGCAAGGGGTCTTCAACTTTAAAGTCAGTGAAGTTCTCCATCACTGTCTCTAGTGCCTCACAACAATCCTCAGCATACAGGAACTGACGTTCTTCTGTGCCATCAGTCATCATCTCAAACTCTCCTTCCTCAAATCCTTTACGGATGAAGTCAGTGATGACGTGTGCTTTCTCCATATCATTCTCGATACCATACACGTTCCAGAACTTTACAGTCAGTCCTTTGAGTGCAGTAGTATGGAGTTCACCAACACGCTTCATCACACCGTAGGGTGAATAAGACATGTTACTCATCTGTGACGATGCAAATATAAATCTCTTATGATACTTCTCAAGTAAAGCAAAAGTATTTGCCATCATCTTGGTATTATTATTGATGAATTGAAAAGTATGCTGATACTTCTTCAGGTAGTGTGAACCACCAACATCAAATGAAAGGAAGAATACAAAGTCTGCATTCTTAATAATACTCTCAACATAGGTATTGGGTGTGACTCTTAGGTCATTCTGAACACCATTAACGATATCAACACCAATAACATCGTGTCCTTTCTCTGTGAGATACTCCTCCAAGTATGCACCGATCTGTCCGGCAGATCCTAAAATAGCAATGTTCATAATTACTTCCAGCTGAGTTTATGCTTAGAGTCAAAACTTACAGCACCAGTGCCGCTCATATGTCCAACATCTGATACATCCAGTTTAGGGAATGTGATTCTATCCCAGAAGTCTTGAATCTCTGGCCACTGTGGACCGATATCATCAAGGAGAACCAGACCCTTCCATCCCTTCTCTTCTAAGAACTCAAACATTTCCTCTTCTTGCGTACCATCATGGGGGTCAACATCAATCATGATAATTGAAATGTTATCAAAATCAAGAGTATCATCCTCACGGAAGTCTTGAATCTTCCAGGTGATATTATCTCTCTTGATACTAGATGCACCCTGCTCTTCTAAATCATAACTGATGACTTGATTCTTTTCGTTATATGAAAGTGCAAGTGCAGATCCGCCAGTGCGACTACCTACATCCAGGATGGTTGTTCCATTAAAGAGTGTAGAAAGGTGTGCATACAATCTATACTCACACTGTCCTGCTTCATGCCAATCATGGGCATTGAGAGACAGTGCTTTCAGATGGTCAATGTCTAAACCCTTGACCACTTCCTTATCAATTGCGATCTTCATATCAAACTCCTACTTCAATGTTCTTTGTTACTTGTCTCAACTTGATCTGTGATTCAATCCAATAGTAAGTATTGAAGATACCTTGTCCAAGTGACTGTGAGTAATCCCATCCAAGTTCTCTACGGACTACATCATTGTTAGAGTTGCGACCACGAACACCTAGAGGACCATCAATATGATTCTTCTCTACAGTTTTACCAGATACTTTTGCAGCAATGTCTACCAGTTGATCGATGGTGACCATCTCTTCTGAACCAATGTTGACTGGTCCAATAAAGTCAGACTGCATCAATCGGTAGGATGCTTCAATACACTCATCAATATACAAGAAGGAACGAGTCTGCTTACCATCTCCCCATACATCAATCTCTCCACCTTCTGCAGAAAGATATGCTACCTTACGACAGATTGCTGCTGGTGCCTTTTCACGTCCACCTTCCCAGGTGCCTTCCGGTCCAAAAATATTATGATAACGGGTAACCCTAACAGGAATACCATAATTGCGGTGGTAAGCAAAATACAGACGCTCCGAGAAAAGTTTCTCCCATCCATATTCAGAGTCTGGGTTTGCGGGATACGCTGATTCTTCACGGCAGTCGGGGTTGTCTGGGTCTAATTGGTTGTGCTCTGGATACATGCAGGCAGAACCAGAATAGAAAATCCTAGTGTCATTCTTACCTTTCTCTTCGTTCATCTTGCGCTGACATTCCAGCACATTCAGATTGATAGTAACAGAGTTGTGCATGATGTCTGCATCGTTCTCACCAGTGAATACAAATCCTGCTCCACCCATGTCAGCAGCAAACTGATAGATCTCATCGAATGGTTGAATGTAACGATGAGGAACTGAATTATAAAAGTTGCCTCGGTCACCCTTATACTCTAGGACACGACGGACAAAATCTACATCACAGAGATTACCCTGAACGAATTCGTTTGCTTCAGTTACAGAAAACTCAGGACGCTTAAGGTCTACACCACGAACCCAGTATCCTTCTGCTCTGAGTCGCTTGACCATATGACTTCCAATGAAACCACCAGCACCCAATACGAGTGCTTTCTTGACATACTGTGCCATAATATTTTTTATACTATATTATCTATTATACAAAAAAAGAGGGGTTTTGGCAACCCCCCTGTAGCATTATTGATATTGTTTTACAGTGTCTCTAACATAACAAGGGACACCATCGGGGTCCAACCAGGCAGTATATTCATGATCCTCCATTGCGGTCATCAATTGCATCTCATTATCACAGAGATACATATCACGGTATTTACCACTGTATGAATCGACTTTCTGAATACGGCAGTCTGGTTTACCATTGGTCTCCAGAACACCTGCTTGGACATAACGATATGGGAATCGTTCAAGAAGAACAATTTGCTTGTTCATTGTGCAACCTCGGCAGTTTCAGTATCAAGATCAATAGCGATCTGTTCCATCATCATATCATAATCATCAAGAGCATCACCTGAGAATACTACGCCATCGCTCTCATAAAACTTACGAACTTTCTTATAGAGTTTTGGATTCTTTACGTCTAGAAAGTATTCACCCCGTGCTGCTGAACGAAGGATGCTGAGATCCCTATTCTTGAACTTTTCGTTGAGTGCCATTGTTCTGTGTGTTGACCTGTCTATTATAAGGCATTGACGGGAATCCGTCAAGTGCTTCCTGTGAGGATCGAACTCACCTTAGGCAAATTATGAGTTTGCTGCATTCACCAGATTGCTAAGGAAGCGAATGGGTCTGCCGGGAATTGAACCCGGTTTACGCCCTTATAAGGAGCGAGCATTAACCAATATGCGACAGTCCCTTAAGAACCTTCGTTGTGTTCCGTGTATATGCGTATGAGTTCATCATCCGCTGGAACCATTATAGCAGTATTCTTCCCGTTTGTCACACCTATACTCTCCCCGTCTTCCACTCTGGAAATCAACTCTTCCCAGTTCTCTTGCCAGTGTTCCACAGTGTAAATGTCCATCTTACATTTATATATGTGTATGATAATTATCAGGGTTCCTATCGCCGCTAATGCTGAACCCTGAAGGACATTACCGCAGTCAATTTCTTGACCCCCTCAGTATACTATTAATTATGTCTTTTGTCAAATGGTTCCCAGTGTTGCCAATCGTATTTGTGAACTGCCCACATTCCTATTATAGGAACAAGAATTAACATAGATGAAAGAAATCCCAATCCATATGGGTTATTTAACACTGTTCCACAGAACCTAGCAAAGTGCAATATCATGATGGGTATGCGTTTTTAATTCCCCATACCAAAAATGTAATGATTGGTAGCAGTATAATCGTTGCTCTCTTAAACATATCAGTCTCCTATGAAAATGTCTGGTTCTTTATCTTTAACATCGCAAGTCAATTGGCATGACCCGCCTTGATATTCGGAATCTGGGATGAAAGGATCACCCCCACATATAGCACTTCTACATACTCGTTTGAAGAAGTCTATGTTAGTATACTCTTTGTCCATAAATCTCTGAAATAAAAATCTACTTTAGTCAGACTTTCTGCTGGTGGAGTCAACGTTGACTCTGCCCATAATATACAGAATCGATGTATATCATTACTACACTGAACATGTCTCACTCCATACATCCTAGAAAAGGAACACATGGCAAAGTTATACGACATCCTCAACTCTGGTTTAACTGTTCTTGCATCTAACATAATGCCCCTAAGGTAGAGAACTCATTCCAATTAGAATTTGGTGCAAGTGATTTAAAGATTGAAGAACATACAGATATTATGGT